ACGCTGAGAAGGAGGCGCGAGCGCGCGACGACGCAGAGCGCGAGCCGCGGCCTCCTGCGCGCCCTTCGGCGGCTTGAAGTCGATGTGCGCGTACTTCTGAGGAACAGCGTAGGTGTGCCCCACAGGGAGGGTCATCTGCTTCGCTTTACGAACCATGAGCGCGCCTCTTGATCAACTGCTCGGCAAGCGACGCGACAGGGGAGACGCTGCCAGCGGCGGCGGTCCTCTCTAGCGTTGAGCGCTGTGCCGCTTCGGGAAGATCGCCAGCCCCGAGGCGCTCTCTGATGGCGCGCTCAAGATCGTCATCGGGCGTGAGGAGCCCGCTCTGCACGAGCGCGGGAAGCATGCCAAGGCTATCGGCAAGATCATCGGTGTCTAGCCCGGTGTGGCTCAAGCGCGGGAGCTTGGAAGGATCCACAGGCCCATAATTCCACCGAATGAGCCGACCGATGGTGCCTGCGCCTCTGCGGTCAACGCCGCTGATGGCAGAAGCCACCAGATCACAGAGGTTGATTGCCGCGCGCCTAAACACCGACAGATGAACCTCGCCCACCGACCTCGAGCCTGTGTCGGTGATGCCGAGGTTGGCGAACTGCGCTAGGAAGGCTTGGCTGATCTGGTTATCGCACTCGCGGATGATGTCGAGCGGACCTTGAGCATAGAGGTTGGGAGCTGCGGCGTAGTTGTCGAAGCTCACAACATCATTCTCAATCAGATAGCTTTGCTCGGCGGATAGGAATGCTTGAGCTTGGCTCTCTGCCTCGTCGACCATCGCGTTGATGTCGGCATCGGTCAGACCAGCGAGGTCAGCCTTTGAGCGATCCACCTTGACCTTGGGCGCAGGGATAGCCCAACGATCCACACCAACGCACATTAGGTTAGCGACGCGCTGCTTGGTCCTCCACCACCACCAAACAGGGCGAAGCATACCAGCGCCCTCGAAGTTAGACCCTGTGCGGTTGAGGGTCAGCAAGAGGAGCTTGTGCGCGGGGATAGGCTCGGGAACCTTGCCAACACCGACCGTGTTCTGAAGCACGCCGTCTAGGTGCTGGTTGTCACGCGAGAGCCACCGCATATGGGCCGAGGGCTCACGATCAGCGAAATGATCGAGCCACACCTTGACCTTGCCGTTCTCATCGGGCCCGACCCTGTAGATCTCCTCAGCATACCTGTAGCCGACAGGCACGAACTCGAAGAGGTAAGAGAGCTGCTCCTCGAACGACATCGACATCTGCCCAGAGTATCCGTCGAGCCCGAACGCCTCGTTGGCGAAGCGACAGAGCTCAAGACAGATCGGGTCATGATCATCGGCAGGCTCGAAGCGCCAGGTTGCAGACAGGAGGGTCTGCCTCAGCATGTGCCATGAGCGGCGCACCACCGGGTCAGTCCTCAGCATATCCTCTGCCTCGGTGACCCAGTTGAGCCCTGTGAGCTGAACGTTGCGCTCATAGCCCGAAATGACGCCGCCGCTCAACTGCGTCCCGCTGATGCCCCTCGTGCTAAATCGAGGGTTCAGCGCTCGCATATGACGCGGGGTCTCGTCGGTCTCGGAATACTGCATTGGTAGCCCCGATGCGGCTCATGTTCTTGTGTCTGCGTCGGGGTTATCTATGAAGTCAACATGCACTATTGAGGAAGCGCCTCTACATTGTCAATAGGCTTAATCTTCCCGATCTCGAAGAGATTTCGCGCGAGCCTCCTCAAGCGCCTTCATGATCTCGGCGAGAAGGTCAGCGCTCTGCTGGTGCAGCTCGTGGTCGGGCTCGAGAAGCACCTTGTCACGCAGCTCTTCCTCAAGGGTCTTGGGTTGGCTCTTCATCGCGCACCTTCCGCATCCGCCGCTTATAGGCTCGCAGTTGTGTGAAGAAGTGATTCTCAGAGATCTTGAGGCGGCGAAAGATCGACCGATAAGTCTCTCCTGCCTCATGGTCTTTTATTGCCTGCGCGAGCTGTGAGTCCTTGAGCGTCTTGGCAGGTGAAACGCCATGCCCCTTGACCTTGATCTCGGGCCTCTTCTCGGTCACATGCCGAATCAAGCTCTCGATGTGCCAGGTGATCTTCATCGAGCGATGTATGGTCGACCACGCCTCACCCTTCTGACGCCGACGCACAATCTCTTCAATGTCCCAAACAAAGTCACGCGGAACAAAGTCCATGTGCTTGATGGAGAAGATGAGACCCTTGATGCCGCTTCTCTTTCGAGCGATACCCGCCTCAGCTATGACTCGCCTCACCCTAACATCGGGGACTTCAAGCATGATCTGAGTCGCAGTCATGCTGTATCCAGCGGTGTAGTGGGCGATGATGTCTTCATCGGTCACATCATGGGTCTTGAGTTGGCTCTTCATCGTCGGGGTCGTTCCATTGGCTTCGGGGTTCAAATTCTCCAGGCTCGTAGGGTTTTACCTTCAAACCTGTGCCGGTGCAATAAAAGCGCGTCATGCCGCTGAGGTGAGGCACAATGCGCTGAGCTTTGACCGCCGTCTGTTGAGCGCAGATCGGGCATCGGATCGGTCGGGGGTCATCGACCAACATCGCCGCTCTCCTTGATGCGCTTGACCTCGCGCTGCAGGTACCAGAGCGCCTTCTCAAGATCCTCGGCGTGGTCGAGCTTGTGACCTGCGCGGCTGATGTACTTCACCACGTTGCCGAGGTTGAAGTTGAGGCCCCACGCCTCGATGACGGTGATCGCCTCAACGCCGGTGTCGGCTCGATAGTGAGAGGGATGATCAACCTTGCTCTCCACATCAGGATCGCAGATGACGGTGAAGCTGGCGGCAGAGCAGAGCCTATCCTCAATCCACTCACACCGACAGCGGCGGCACATGATCGGCGCTTCAACCTTTGTGGTCATGCAGGTTCTCCAGCTTGATCTCGAGGACAGTGATCTTGCGCTCAAGCTCACCGATCTTGTTGATGATGTCCTTCTGCTCCTGCGCCTCCAGCTCGAAGCGCTGTGAGGTGATCTTGTAGAAGATGAACATCACGCCGACCACCGCCACAGCGACGATGTTCGCGGGGTCGAAGATCGCCTTGATAATCGCGTAAATGATATTAGGATCGGCGGCGGCGGCGGCAACTGGATCAGCCATGATGACCTCCTAGAATGAGCTGCTCGATGGTCGCGCATTGCGACGGCTCTTGTCCATAGAGGAGGCGCGCGGAATGTAGCGCGCTGTGATGTCTGCCCAATAGTGGAAGATGCAGTCGTAGCGCAGGGCGTCGAGCGGATCCTCGCGCCCATCCTTCTTTGGCGTCTCGGCTTGGTCCCAAGCATAGCTGAGTAGCGCCTTCCTCAAGCTGTTGCCGAGGGCGCGCTCGCCCGCCTCCCACGCCTCCTGCGTCATGAGGTACTGCCGCCGCGTGAAGGCGCGCTTGAGCTTCTGAACGCCGTTGAGGATGTCCACCTTCACAGGGTCGGTGGTCGACCTCAGCGGGAGCCCGATGCCGCCCTCCTCGATGGGTCGCGCCAACACCGAGAAGGCTGACCGACCTGTCTGGTCGTTTCGCGCCTTGCCTGCTTTGTCCGCGACCCCGGTGTCGAGCCATATCCGAGGACCAGGCGCGCTCGTCATCGCCGACCGAGGCCATGCCACCGACAAGATGAGCTTGGCGAGCTGATCAATGGTGACCTCCTGCGGGTTGATCTCCTTGATGATAACGCTCGCTTCAAGTTCCTCATCGTGCGCCATGATGATCACCGACGGCTTGCGGAAGCCCCAGTCGATAGCGATGCGCCCTGTCATCTCTGGTCGATAGCTCCAGCCGCTGATCACGTGCGCCTCTGACCATTCGTTATAGACGAGACCCGACGGCGGCTTTGGTCTGTTCATGACCATCGCCTCACGCTCATCAGGCGGCAGGAGCTTGGTAGCCTCGAACCACTCAGCGCTGAGGTTCTCTTCGTTCACATAGCTGCTGAACAGGAGCGGCAGGTTCCCCGCCTGTTCCGCCATCTTGCACCACCACGCATCGACCACAGGGAGCCCGACCAAGACCATTGTCGGCGATGGACCCGAGCGCAGACGCCCGAGCGCCTTATGAGCCACCTCGGGACCGAGGGTCTGACACTCGTCAACGAACGCCACGCCCGATGTAACGTTGATGCCCTCAAGCGGGTTGTGGCTCGCGTCTCTTGTGCCTGGTCGATAGTAGGACCGACAGATGACCGAGCTGCCGCTGTGCGTGTCAGTCCACTTGTGGAGCGTGTGGTTGTAAACCCAACCTCGAGGTGCGAGCCACTTCTCGATCTCCGGCATGAGCACCGAGTTGTAGCGCGGCGTCGTGTCGGTGATGAGGAGCGAGGTTGTTCCGGGTCGGGTCTTAGCCACGAACCACAAGGCGAAGATGAGCGAGGTGGTCTTTCCCGAGCCCCAACCACATCTAGCGGCGATGATCTTATCCTTGCGGCGTAAGCCGCTGATGACTGCGCGCTGGAGGTCGTTGAGGAGGAAGTCGGTCATAGCTCAGATGCCCTCTGTCGTTTGATCTGCTCTGCGCCCTCGACATCAATCTCGACAATCTCCCCGACATCCTCACCATCGGTGCGCTCGATGGCGGCGCGCATGAAGGGCCACATCACGCGCAGGAGAGAGCCAAGCTGACCACTGATCACGCGCCCCCGACCATCGCCGCGCCTGCCGACATAGATCGAGGCGTCGAGGGTCATCAGCTCCTCATAAGGCACGTGCTCGACCTGCTCCAGCATGCGCCCACCAAAGTAGACCACGACCACACACCAGACCTGCGCGATCTTGTGCTGTAGCGCCTTGAACTGCGCCT